AACTTATACTGAATATTGATAAAATTTTTTATTAAATTTTTATTAGTATTCAGTTTTTGTTGTTTAGAGATAAATTGGCATTTTTTATTTTTGCAAATAAATCAATGACTATATAATTAAGAACTTATTAAATTTTAATTATACAATTTAGAATAGTATTACAACTTAAGTAAATATTAAGTTTTATTTGTTAGATTTATTATTAATACCTTATATTAGTTATGGTTGTTATATACTCTAAAGCCTTGAAATTACAAGTATATAGATGATTATATAAATTTGATAATTTTAGCTTTTAAAATAGATAAATTAGATTTTGCCACCCATTTGCCACCGTATTATATTTTTGGGTGGCAAACTCTAATTTGTAATTTTTTCAAATATATCTACAGTTTCATTTTTCATTTTATCAGTTACATGTGAATAGGTATCCATTGTAGTTGATAATTGGCTATGACCCAAACGGTTTTGTATGTCTTTAATGTTAGCACCATTTTCTAATAATAGAGTAGCATGTGCATGTCTTAAAGAATGAAAATGGAAGTCATTGTTTAAAGCTACTCGAATTTGTCTTACTATAGTGTCTAAAGTGTGAGTATTCACTTGTTGACCATTTTCTTTGGTACATACCCAATCACTATCAAAGTAAAATTCTCCGTATTTTAATTTCATTTTCTTTTGATATAATTTATGTTCTTTTAATGCCTTTATTAAAGTGTCACCTGTAAATATAGTTCTGCAAGAGCTTTCTGTTTTTGGTTGCCCTAATTCAAACATTCCATTTGGTTTTTTAATCAAAGTATGCTTTACTGTGATAGTTTTATTATCAAGGTCTATATTATCCCATTTTAGTGCAATAATTTCACCTCTTCGCATACCAGTATGAAATCCAATTAGTAAAACTATACGTTGAAATGAATCTTGAGGAAATATATTTAGTATTTGATTAAATTCTTCTAATGTAATAGTTTTAACTTTATTAGTTTCTGTTTTAGATTTAGTTTTTGGTATGCTTACATATTGCATAGGGTTTTCTCGTATGTGTTTGTAAGGATGGACTGCTGATTTTAATGACCTATGTAATATGGCTTTTAATACTTGTAATGTATTTTGAGAGTAATCCTCTTTGTACTTTTTATTTATGAAGTTTTGTAGTATTGAAGGAGTTAAAGCTTTTACTTTGTAAGCTCCTAGTTTTGGCTTTATATGTTTTTCTATGTTTATTCGGTAGCTTTCTTGAGTGTTGTATTTACAGTTAAGTAAGACATATTCTTTGTACCAAAAATCTAAGTAGTCTGATAAACTGATGTTGCTTTCTTCAAATACTATGCCAGAGTTTTCATATTCATTTAGTGCTTCTCTTAAGGCTTTTTCGGCTTCTTTTTTAGTATTGCCTCCAACTCTTTCTACTTTTTTTCTTTTTCCTTCTACTATGCCTAGGTCAAAGTAGTAATACCATTTGTTACTTCTTTTTCTTACTCCACCTTTCATAATAGTATCCCTCCCTTTTAGAATGTATGTTTGTTTGGTGTTTATATAAAAGAGCAGATTAACTGCTCTTTATATACTTTTGTTATGTACAATATTATCTTAATTTTGTTTATCTGGTTTTTACTTAATTATTTTCTTAATATTCTTACAATTTTTTAGCTTTTATGTGTAGTTTATTATAATAATATTGAAATATATATTTATTAAGTAAAAAATCTATAAAAGTAGAATAAATGAGTTTAAAAAATATCCTCATATATGTAGAAATTTGGCAAATTAGTTAATACTAAAAATCTATTATTTCCTAAGTCCAACATGCTTTTCTTTTTTGATAGAAATTCTAATCTTTTTAGTAAGAAGTTGATGCTAACTTGTAATTCTTCAGCTATTTCGTATACACTTGTAGCGTGTGAATTAATAACATGTATTATTTCTTCTTCTGTTATAAGAAATTCACATGCCCATTTTAGTGCTTTGTTTTCAGTTTTGTCTATCAAGATTTTATTTTTGTAACTGTTTTTTGAAGATACATAGTTTCCAACACTGGTAAAATGATGTCCTAATTCTTCTGCTAAGATTTCTATTAGTTTAGCATTGTTTTGTTTTAATGAATTAAGTAATGATATAATTTTTAGTCCTTGTCTGTTTATATACAATCCTTTTATGTCATCTGCTATTTTGTCAGTGTAGTAAATTTCTATCTCTTCATTATTTGCTAAGTCTAAAAGTGCGTCTAGTTTGTTCATTGAAATCCCCCTATAAAAAGAATGTATGTGTTGCTTTTTTATATATAAAGAGCAGGAGTGAACTGCTCTAAATATTCATTTTTTATATCTATCAACTAAAAACTCTATGTAGCTATTAATATGTTCTTGAGCTTCTTTAGGTAAACTTTCATAAGATTTAATTATTTTGGATATTTCATCAGTAGTTGTGTAATTTTCAATTAAGGTTTTACCAAGTAGATAATCAACTGATACATTATAGTAATTTGACAGAGAATCTAACATTTCAATTTTAGGTTCTCTAGTTCCATTTTCATATCTACTAATGGATACTTTTGTTGTCATTAAATCTTTAGCAACTTGTTCTTGAGTAAGACCTTTTTTTATTCTTAAATCTTTCAGATTTTTCGAAAGTACTAAATTTAACAGCTGATTTGTAGCATTAGATTTTTCAGATTCTATTTGATTTTCATTTCCTTTTATTTTTCCTAATTTAATTAATAGTTCTTCTAGTGTTAAGTTTAATCCAAAACTTATTTTTTCTAGGGAATCCAGTGTAGGTTCAATTGGATTCCCATTTCTAGGGTCTTTACCTTTTTCTAGCTTATCTATATAAGCATGGCTAAGGTCACATAAATCTGAAAAATCCCTAAGAGATAATTTATTTAATCTTCTATATTCTTTTATAATTTCTTTTAGTGTTTGCATTTAACTTACCTCTTTTGAAATATCTAGTATTATAAATTTATTAAAGTGTAAATACTTACTTCTTATATTTATTCATTAAAAATTCAATATAATCATTAAGCTGTTCTTGAGCTTCTTCAGGTAAATCCTCATGTGGATTTGCTTTGTGTGCGGCTACAGTGTCTATATGATTTCTAACAAGTGTTGTACCTAAAAGATAATCTGTTGTAACATCAAAATAATGAGCAAGCTTTATAATATCATCACTTTTAGGTGAAATTATATTATTTTCATATTTAGATAATAAATCAGTACTTATTTCTAATTTTTTGCCTAATATATTTAATGTGACACCTTTTTCCTTTATTAATTCTCTTAATCTTTTTGAGAAAATAGGATTTAAAGATTTTACTACTTGATTGGGATTTTTTATGTCTGTTTTACCAAGTAAGTAATCCGTTGATACATCAAAATAATTTGAACAGTCTTCAATAAAAGATTGTTTTGGCTCTCTTAACCCATTTTCAATCCTAGATAGAGTGGATTTATTTACATTTAAATCCATACTTAATCTATCTAAAGATATTCCTTTTTCTTCTCTCAGTTCTTTTAATCTAAACATATAAAATCATCCTTTATTGTAGTTTTCATTATAGCAACTTTTATTTACATTATAGCAACTTTTTTTGTTATTACAATTAAAATTGCCAAAAAAGCAACAAAAATATTGACTTTTAACATTTTTGTTGCTATTATATAAACAAGAACTTGCTTATATAGCAAAAAGTTAGAGGGTGAAAAAATGTATGTCAATAGATTGAAAGGGTTAATGAAAGAAAACCAACATACGCAAAAATTTGTTGCAGATTTGTTAGGTCTTAGTTTATTTGGTTTTAGGCTTAAACTTAATGGTAAAAATGAGTTCAAAGCAAATGAAATAAAAAAGTTGTCTGAATTATATGGAGTATCAACAGACTATTTTTTTTCAGAATTAGTTGCTAAAATGGCAATAAAATGATGGACATTTTATAGAGAGGAGTTTGTAAATATGAAAGATTTAAAAATAGTAAAAGTTAATAATAAACTAACAACTGATAGTAGGGATATAGCTCTAATGGTTGAAAAAGAACACAAGATTTTACTAAGAGATATAAGAAACTATATAAATCAGATGGAAGAAGCCAATAAAAACATGAGTACAGATTTGTACCCATCTGATTATTTTATTGAAAATACTTATTTAGATGATTATAAAAGAGAGAAGCCATGCTATGCAATAACAAAGATAGGTTGTGACTTCATAGCAAATAAAATGACAGGCATAAAAGGTACGGCATTTACAGGAATATATACAAAAAAATTTGAAGAGATGGAGCAAGTATTAAAAAATGAACAAACTAAACTACCAACTACATATAAAGAAGCGTTACAACATCTTATAGAGCAAGTAGAAGTAAATGAGCAATTACAATTAGAAGGTAAAATGAAAGACCAAGTAATAAAAGAATTAAAACCAAAGGCAGACTATACAGATATGATACTTAAAAACAAAGGTCTAGTCACTATAACTCAAATAGCAAAAGACTATGGAATGAGTGGAAAAGAAATGAATAAAATACTTCATGAAAGAGGGATTCAATATAAACAAAGTGGACAATGGCTTTTATATAAACAGTATCAAGGCAAGGGATACACTCATTCAGAAACAATAGATATAACTAGAAGTGATGGAATGACTGATGTAAAAATGACAACTAAGTGGACTCAAAAGGGAAGATTGTTTTTATATGACTTATTGAAAACAAATAACATATTACCAGATATAGAAAAAGAATATAGTTATCAAACTTCAATGTTAGGTTAGTGATTTAGTAAAACACAGAATATTCAAAAAGGAGTGATTAAATTGGAAAATAAGAAAATAGAAGAAATAAAAAATGCATTAATAGGGGTGAATCAGACAGAGTGGTCTTTAGTAAAATCTTTTATTGACATGTATTTTAGTAAAAAAGCCGCCAAACTTGAAATTGACGACCTAGATAATTTTGATTTGTATATAAAACGAAAATTTTAATTACTAGCAATTTGTATAAAGATTGGATGGATTCTATAGTCAACACCCTTATAGTAAATATGAACATAATCTTGCTGATACATAGTATGTTCTTCTTCTTTATTAGAAGGACTCCATACATTAGCACCTTCTTCCCACCATATGTAAGGTGAAGAATGGTTACTACCCATTTTACATTCTGGGTCATCACATAGATTAACCCAATTGCCAGCTAAACAAGCATATATTTTAGTCATAATATCACCAACTTTCATATAAATTTGGAATATATTCCATATTTATATTATACCATGTAGAACTGAGGTGAATCCAATGTTGATAGGCGACAATATAAGCCAAATCCTAAGAAAAAGAGATATAAAACCTTATAAATTGGCAAAAGAATTGAATATAGATATAAGTGGTCTATATAAATTGTTGAAGAATAAAAATTCTAATCCAACTATAGATACCCTAATAAAATTAGCTGATTATTTAGATATTACATTAGACGAATTAGTTGGAAGATAAATAATTAAAAAGAGGGGAGAGAATTTTCACATGGATATTTCTGAAAGTATAGCAAAACAATTTAGTGATAGTTTAAAAAGTTTAATAGAAATAGAGATAAATAAACAAGAAACAGATAGAGTTAAGAGTCAAACTGTTGAACAAAAGGTAAAAGTACTGGAGCCTAAAGATATAGTTGTTTTAATAAAAAGAGGTTATCCAAATTATTTGATAACAGTAGAAGAAGCAAGGGGAATTTTAAAATTAGATACAGTTTTTATGCGTAGGTTAGTAAGCACAGGTTTGATAAAATCACTGGCTAGAGGTGATGGTAGAAAAATTTCAAGATATGAAGTTGATGATTTTATTGAAAGAAATCAAGGTAAAAATTTGGATGAACTTTTAAAAGTAGCAGAGAGGGGGGATGAAATTGTTAAGCCTTAATACTAATAAGAATAATATAGTAACTCTTAAAAAAGATGGAAAAGCTATAGCAGACATAGTATTTAAAGATATTAAAACTGGTAAGAAAATATCGGTTGGAGTATTAAATAAAAAAGTGCTGGTCAAATAACCAACACACAAAAAAATAAAAAATAAAATATAACACAAACAAATTATAGCACAAAAAGAATGGATTTAGAATAGGTAATATAACATTCTAAAAGGTTTAATGTGTAATAATTGTAGCAATTTAGAATGTAGCTTATATAGATAGTAATAAATTGGGAGGGATTTAAATGGAAGCAGCTAGACTAATAGCAATAGGTCAAATTAAACAAGCAGAAAAAGAAATATGTAAATTACAAGGTACAAAAAATAATAGTAGTTTAATGTGGTGGGAAGCCGTAAAATTTGCTAGTCAAAATATATTAGAGGGTCTTGAACATGACATCGAGTTAGAAGCTTCTATTGAGTTTAGAGAAGCTATGATGTATCAAGAAGAACTTGAAAAAGATAGACCAATAGATGTCCAGATATAAAAAAAGAGCCTTCGCACAGGCTCTAAGTGAAAATAAGTTACAAAAATTATAGGTATATTATAACATAAGGGGGAATAAATGAAAACAAAAAATGAAATAATTAAGGATTTAGAAGATAGATTATTTTTATTAAGATTTACAACAGTAGATGAAGTAGATTGGGATGTAAAATTTGGACAAATATCAGCATTAGAATTTTGTATAGATAAACATAGAAAAGGATGCACTTTGCAACAATTCAAAGAACATTTAGACGAATACAAATTACAAGGGAACTATGGTGATTATATAGATGGTTTTGTGTCAGTTTTAGAAAGAAATATTAGAGAAATGGAGGGAGAAATTGATGGAAGTGAATAATATTTACATAAAATTGATGGATGTAAGAATTAAGTTTAACAAATTAGATATAAAAAAGAGTGGTCAAAACAAGTTTGCTAACTTTAAATATTTTGAGTTAGCAGACTTCTTACCTCAAGCAACAGAGCTGTTACAAGAAGCTAAATTATGCCCTATAGTGACCTTTACAAATGATTATGCAACTCTAACATTGATTAATGGAGAGAAACCAACAGAAGAGATAATATTTACTTCTCCAATGAGAGAATTACAATTAAAAGGCTCTAATGAGTTACAAGCATTAGGAGGAATTGAAACATATCAGACAAGGTATTTGTACATTCAGTTATTAAACATTACAGAAAATGATACTTTTGATGCTACTAGTGGAAAAGAAGATTATAAAAGAAATGACTTAACAAACTCCTCTATTAAAGCAAGTGAAAATGGTCAAATAAAAATAAGTCAAAATCAAATAAAAAGATTGTTTTCAATAGGAAACACAATAGGCAAAGATTCAGATAGAGTAAAAAGTGAAGTGTATTATAAGTTTAATAAAGAAGTTAAAGATTTAAGTAAACAGGAATATGACCAGATATGTGTTGGATATGAGAAATTACAAAGAGAAAAAGGGATAATTAAGTAGGTGAATCTCTTGAATAATATGGACAAAGTTATTATAGAAAAAGGAAATATATTAAGTGATGGGTATGGTCTTATGCCAAGGTTAGTAGCAAGAGATAGATGGTTAACTGTTGGTGCTAGAATGCTATATTCTTATTTATCCAGTTTTGCAGGGATAAATGGAACTTGCTTTCCAACTAGAGATTTAATTTGTTATGAGTTGAATATATCAAAAGATACATTTACAAAATACAAAAATGAATTGGAACTTAGTGGATATATAAAGATTCATAAAAATAAATCTAAACAAGGTAAAATGCAAAATAATATATATGAAATAGTATTTGATAGAACTTATATAGATGAATGTATATCTAGAAGAGGTGTAAAAGTAAATAAAAAGAAGAAAAAACCATGTCCTAAAAATATAGACATGGAACCATGTCCTACTTTTCCGGACACGACTCAGCCGGACACGGAAAATGTGGACACTAATATTAATAGTATTAATATTAATAGTTTTAATAGTATGTATATAGATAAGCCTGTGGATAACTATTTAAAAGAATTTAAGAAGCTATATGAAGAAAATATAGGAGTAGTATATCCAGTCACAGCTGAATGGTTATTAGAAGTATCTAATGAAGTAGATATAAGAGTATTTAAAAGAGCTATAGAGATATGTGCTGAAAGAATGAATATGAATTTATCATACTTAAAAGGAATCCTTAAAAAGTGGAAGGATGCAAATATAACTACATATGAACAATTAGAAGCATATAAATTACAACATGAAAATAAAAAGTCAAAAAAAACCAATAGTGTAGTAAGCAAAAATAAGTTTGCTAATTTTGAACAAACATTTACTCAATACAGTAACAAAGAATTAGATGAAATTATAAAGAAAAGCCAAAAGGCTAAATTTAAATAATATTGATGGAGGTATTAAAATGAATCAAGTTGTATTAGTTGGAAGATTAACTAGAGACCCAGAACTCAAATACATACCAGGAACAGGTACAGCAGTAGCATCATTTACAATAGCTGTAGACAGAAATTATATAAATAAAGAAGGAAAAAGGGATACTGATTTTATACCAATAGAAGTAATAGGTAAATCAGCTGAATACTGTGCAAATTACATAACAAAAGGGAAGCTAGTAGCATTAGAAGGGAATATAAGAGTTGACAATTATCAAACTCAATCAGGTGAAAAAAGAATATTTACAAAAGTCAGTACAAAATCAGTACAATCATTAGAAAGCAAGAATAAATCGAGTAATTCATATAAAGAGAGTGTACAAGATGGAACCATAGGACTAGACCCTCAAGGATTTGAAATTATAGATGATGATGAGTTACCATTTTAATCTGAAAAATTAAATATGAGGTGAAATAAATGTTTAAAGTAGAAAGGTATTTTAGTGGCTCAGTAGTGGACAACCTTATTGAAGATGACCTTACATGTAGAAACTACTTAGCATTATATTGTTGTTTGTTGGGAATTACAAAAAATGGAAAAAAGATATATCCTAAGCCAGAAAAAATGTTAGCTGAGTTTGGAGTAAAGAAGGACAGAAAAATAAAAAAAGAGTTACCAGTAAGAATTAGAAATGTTAATACAGGGGAAGTAAAAGAATTTGAGTCTATAGATGGTGCAGCCTGTTTTTTAAGATTAAAATATCAAGCAGTTTATCAAGCTATTAAAAAGAAAAGTAAAACTAGAAGTGGCTGGAAAGTTGAATATATTAAGGAGGAATAATGGAAGTTTCAAGGACAGAATATACAATTAAAAGAGCAAAAGAGCTATATGACAATGGAGAGGATATATTTATTGCTATAGATAAGGCTAGAGAAGAATATGAGGAGATGATTAAAAGTGAATATCTTAGCTAGTGTAATATTAGTAATAGGAAGTTTTATAGCTGGTAGAGTTTATGAGTATAGATTGAATCTAAAAGAGTGTGAAAATTGTAATAACAAATATCCTGAAAAATGAGAAAGAAGTGGTTTTATGAATAAAAGAATAATTTGCAATTGGTGTGGTAAATTATTTTACATCTCAAAACAGTCTAAAAAAATTTATTGTTGTAAAAGATGTGAGAGAAAGGCTAATAGAAGTAATAGAGAACAGCAAAATTAATTTTAAACAATAACACTATGGGGGAATAGCAATGAATAAGTTTCAAAAAGCAGTTTCTCAAATGGTAAAGCAAGAGGAAAAAGAGAATTTATGGCAAGGATATGAAAATTGTAGAGTAGGTAGAAGTATATCAAGTTCAATAAGAAGGTATGTAAAAGGATTTGAAAAGTTTGGATATAGTGTACATGAGGTTTATGAATTTATAAACGATATTAATAAGTATGAGTAACTTTAAGTGATAAAGGAAGTATTTGATTGAGTAAATACAATAATAAGAAAATTGTAATAGATGGAATTAAATTTGATAGTAAAGATGAGTCAGAGTATTATTTATATTTAAAAGAAAAAAAGGAAAATGGAGAAATAAAAGACTTTGGACTTCAACAAAAGTTTGAACTACAACCTAAATTTAAAAAAGATGGGAAAAGCTACAGAGCTATTACATATACAGTTGATTTTGCCATATACAAATGGAATGGTGAAGTCGTTTATATAGATGTGAAAGGGTATAGTACACAGCAGGGTGAACTTAGAAAAAAGCTTTTTGACTATAAATATCAGGACAAAAAATTGATATGGATTGCTAAAAGCAAAAAATATGGGGTAGATGGTTGGATAGAATATAGTGAACTTAAGAAAAAGAGAAAAAAAATAAGAAAAAGGTAGCTTAAATAAATAGGAGTGATGTTATGGCAAGTAAAGTTAAAAAGGAGTTTTTTATGGCAACTAAAAAACACCTTGAGAACTACAAACAACTACATATTAATATTGAAAGTCTAAAACTTCAAATAAAAAATCTCAAAGAGTTCCATTTAGGTGATTTTATGCAAGGTTTAAGCTATGACAGCATTCCCATAAGTAAGACTAATTCAATAAGTAATCAAGTTGAAAATGAGTTAATTAATCTTGAAGAAAAGATAATAGAAAAGCAGATAGAATTATATGAAATGGAAGCACTAAAATATACAATAGATGTATCCATAAGCAATTTAAAACCTATACATAAACAAATTATAAGGTATAGGTATATTGAAGGCTTAGAATGGAGTTTAATAGTTGATAAAGTATACTTAGAAGAAAGACAATTAAGAGAAAGAGCTAATCAAGCCATTAGTTCAATATCAATAGCCTTGTTTGGCAAGAAAGCACTAATAGAGCAAGAACCATTATTTAAGATGTTAGATTTATAGGCAGTGAATAGCTGTCTATTTTTTTACTAAAAAAAGGAAAAAAGGTATTGATTATATCGGTACGACATGATATAATATAAATATAGAAAGGAGGTGAAAGAAGTGGTCAAAAAAATAAAAGAGTTCGGCAAAGTTGTCAAAGCCCTTACCGAACTTGCTCTTGAAATAGGTACACTAATAGCCGTTATAAAAATGGTATTAGATAGCCTATAAGACTTTAGAAGGGGAGTCAGCACCTTCCCTTCTAATTAAATAATAATACATGACCACTCAAAATACAATGGGAAAATATAAGGAATTAATTACAGAGTTAGGGAAATTAAGTTTTGGTATAGTTAAATTAATTGGTGCAATAGCATTATTAGTATTTGCTATAAAATATTTATTTTCCTAGAGGGAGAGAAAGAAATGGAGAAAAGAATATTGAAAGTACTCTTATCAAAAAGTGGCTCAGGTTCACTAAGTCCTAAAATAAGTCTACCTGCAACATGGATTAAAGAAATGAATATAACACAAGAAGAGAGAGAAGTTGAAGTTTATTTTGAAAATAATGAAATTAGGATTAAAAAGAAAGACCTAGATTAAATTCTAGGTCTTTTTATTGCCGTTTTTCTGCCGATTTTACAATTTAAAGTGTGAGATAATAGTATTGTGGAAATGAATATTTCTCTCTCAAAACTAAATATATGTGGGCTAGGTAAAGGGATTCACCTAGCTTATATGAACAGACTAGGCAGGGCATGAGGATGCTGTAAGTTCAATTCTTACTATGTTCAAACTTATTAATACACTATATGTAGATATGCTGGATTAAAACGGAATTTAATTCAAATGTCTAAAAGAGTGGGGCTTGGTAACCTCACTCAATTTGCAAGGACTGGTGTGTAATCTTAGGTTCGATTCCTAAAACTTGCTCCCTTAAATATAATATGTATCCCCAAAAAAAGACTTAGATTAAATTCTAAGTCTTTTTCAATTTAATAAATTATATGTTTATTATTTTGTATCCAAAGCTTTTGATTTTAACTTATGAAATAGGTACATATTTATTAAAGCAATATCTTTATTTAATCAAATTATGAGGAATTATGTAATTGTCGAAAGATTGTTAGAGGAATGAATTGAAATATGTAGAATATAAATTTGTAGAATAAAGATTTTGGAGGAACTAACCATGGGGAGCAAAACAATAAAGGTTTTTTACTATTATCCTATTATTAAAACTGTAGATACTTTCAGAAATGAAAGGATTCTTTTATATGATTTAAATTCAGTTTTAGAAAAATTAAAGAATCTAAATGTAGAGGATAGAGTATTTAAGTTAACAGATGAAGAGAACATTCAATTAAAGCTTATAGAAAAAGAGAATGAAAATAAGTGGAAACTTGGGTTTTTAAAAAATAGTAAAGATAGTATTTTTAAGTCTAAGTTAGAAGAAGTTGTAAAAGAAGCAGAGTCATTAGATGATGATGAATTTATAGGTCAAGAGTGTTGTATGATATATGATAAAGAAACAGGTGTTATATCTTTACAAAATAATAGAAAAAGTGTATCATTTAAGAACGTAAGTTCTTTTATAAATGAATTTATTGAAAAGTCTCATAATAGAGAGAATGTAGAGCTTTATCCAATAACCTTAAAACCTGAGTATAGCAATATTTCAGACTTAGATACAATCAATTATAGAAGTGTATCATTAAGCTTTTTAGATATGTCAGAGATTAAAATGTTAGCACAAGAAGAATCGAATAAGTCAGTTGAAGCAATTGCTAAAATATCAAATAACTTAGAGGCACTTAGTGGAAAAATTGAATTAAGTGTAGGGTGGAGTAAGAATAGATTTTTAGAAAAAATAAATTTAAGAGAAATCGTAAGTTTTTTTAAAAGACATCCTAAATTAACTAGAGGGATAAAAGTAAAATCTTATGATTATAATAGAGATGAAATAAGGGTCATAGATTTAATTGAGAATAAACTATATGATGAATTTCCTATAACAGTAACAAAAAATAAAGTAAAAACATTTGAAAAAATTTTTTCACCTATGTCTGAGTGTTTTAATGATACTGTAGAAAAAACTTTGGATGATTGTAATAAAGTTATGGAAGAAGTATATGTTTAAATAGTAAGAATATCAGAAGAGAGAGGAGGATGTTAAATTATGAAATACAAAAAAATAATACTTTTTAATATTTTTATTATTATTTTTATTATTTTATCAAAGTATCTCTCTTTTGAAAAAAATATAATTCTCTATATAAGCTTTAATACAGTAGGATATAACTTTAAGGATTTATTATCAATTTCTGCAACTATATTAGCTGTATTTATAGGATTTATAGCAACTATAGCAACTGTATTAGTGTCTATGTGTGATAAAAGAATAATGGTTATAATAAAAAGGTTTGGAAAAACAAATATAGTGCTAAGGAGTATAAAAAGAGCTTTATTATCAGGTATTATATCATTAGCATTAATAGGAATTATTTATGTGAACTTAGACTTTAATATAATTTTATTAAGATGTATTATCATTTGGGTTACACTAAACAATTTGTTTATTTTTATAAGAGAGAGTAAATTCTTGGTTTTTTTAGTAAAACATATTATGGAACAAACTTTTTTAGATAATGAAGAAATTGTGTTTAAATCTAAAACATCAAAAAAAAATTAAAATATCCAATCGAAGGTTAGAACTCTGAAAAGAGTTCTTTTTTTATTTATAAAGCAAATAAAGAGGTGGTGGTATGGCAGATTTGACTGAAAAACAAAAAAGGTTCTGTGATTATTATATTGAAACTGGTAATGCAACAGAAGCATACAAGAAAGCATATAAAAATAACAATCAAAGAGCATCAGAAAGCAATGGAAGTAGACTGCTGAGTAATGATAAGGTTAAAAATTACATTGATGAAAGATTAAAGCAAATTGAATCAAAGAGGATAGCAGATGCAAAAGAAGTTATGGAGTATTTAACAAAGATACTAAGAAATCAAGAACAAGAAGAAGTTGTAATAGTATCAGAAAATGGTCCTGAAATAATAAAAAAAGATGTAAGTATAAAAGATAGAAATAAGGCAGCTGAATTATTGGGTAAAAGGTATGCTTTATGGACTGAAAAAGTTGATTTAGATGGAAATGTTGGTGTAACTATAATTGATGATGTAGGTAATTTAAATGATGGATAGAAAAATATCTGAAATAATAAATAAAAATTTTTATGAATTTTGGAAAGTAAGTAATAGTAACAAATACCTATATCATGTATTAAAAGGTGGAAGAGCTTCAGCTAAGTCAACACATATAGCCTTTTGGTTAACTATGGCTATGGTTAAATATCCAGTAAATACTGTTTGTTTTAGGAAAGTTGGTAATACAATAATGGATAGTGTATATGAGCAATTGAAAGAAACTATAGAAATATTTGGTTTAACACATTTATTTCAGTTTAAAAAATCCCCAATGGAAATTATTTTTATTCCAAGAGGAAATAAGTTTATATTTAGAGGGCTTGATGACCCACAAAAGATAAAATCTATAAAATCAGCTAAGTATCCAATAGCTTTTGCATGGTTTGAAGAGGTTGCAGAAATAAAAACAGAGGATGAGTTATCTATGGTAATTAATTCAGTGTTACGTGGAGAATTACCAGACAAATTGAATTATAAAATATTCTTATCATACAATCCTCCAAAAAGAAAACAATCATGGGTTAATAAGAAATTTGAAACACATGTATTACCTAAAAATACATATGTTCATCATAGTATTTATTTAGATAATCCTCATATATCAAAGGCTTTCATTGAAGAAGCTAATGAAATTAAAATAAGAAATGAGTTTAAATATAGATGGGAGTACTTAGGAGAGCCAATTGGTTCTGGAGTAGTCCCTTTTTCTAATTTAGAGTTTAAAACAATCACAAATGAAGAAATATTCCAGTTTGACAACATAAGGCAAGGTAATGACTTTGGATATGCAACAGACCCTATGGCATTTGTAAGACTGCATTATGACAAAAAGAAAAGAGTTATATATTTTATAGATGAAATATTTGGGGTGAAAATGTCTATAAGAGAATTAGCTTCTAAGATTAAATCAAAAGGATATGATGACTTTAGTGTTATTTGTGACAGTGCAGAACCAAGAAGTATTGCAGAGCTTAGAGAATATGGAATAAAAGCATTGAAGGCTAAAAAAGGACCTGGTTCAATCGAATTTGGAGAGAACTGGCTGGATGATTTACAAGCAATAGTAATAGACCCAAACAGAACTCCAAATATAGCTAGAGAATTTGAAAATATAGATTATCAAACAGATAAGGATGGAAATGTAAGAGCTAAGTTAGAAGATAAAGACAATCATTCAATTGATGCAACAAGATATGCATTAGAGTTAGATATGAAAACACATGGAAGAGAAAGAAAATATAACAGTAGATAGGGGGTGTAACATGTTAGATTTGATAGATATAATTCAGATGGAACTTACAGGATTGTATGGTCAAGAAGTAATAAGAGAAATGGGTGAAATTATAAGGCTATATGATAAGTATGAAGGTACAGGACAACATTGGATAGAAGAGGAACAAGATTATAAACAAACAAGGAAGAAAACAAATTATATTAAAAAGCTGATTAAAGAAGAAGCTAGATTTTTATTTGGTAAGACACCAATATTTACAATAAAACCAGAGAATGATTTAGATAAAGATAAGGCAGAAGAAATAAACCAGTGTATTAATAAGATTCTAAAGAAAAATTTGTTTTCAGATAAACTAATTAAAGCGGCTAGAGATTGTTTTATTGGTAAAAGAATAGCTATAAAGCTACATGCAGATAAAGAAAGTAAGAGTTTAAAGATAATGTTTGTACCAAGTTTAGAGTTTATATATGAACCATTTGATAACCAATTTGATGAGCTCAAGAAAATCGTATTTTTCCATCAAACAAATCAAGAAGTTGAAAAAGATAAACAGAGAATTTGGAAACAAAAATATGAAATGGTTAATGGTAAATGTATATTAAGTGAAGGTATTTATAATGGTTATGGGTTATGTATAGAAGAAATAGTGAGTGATACAGATTTAAAACTTAGTGGAATACCTTGTTATGTAATTCTTAATGATGGTTTGCTTGGTGATTTAAAGGGTGAGAGTGACATAGAAGAGATATTTGATAATCAGATGGCTTATAATAAGCTAGCTTCTGAGGATATAGATACTCTTAAAAAAGGAATGAATCGTATCATATATGGTGTTGATGTTGAAGAAGAGTCAAGTAAGCATTTTAAAATAAAACCAGGAGCTTATTGGGATGTAGAAACTTCTCAAACGGCTGACCAAAAACAAGCACAGATTAATACAATTCCTACTGACTTTGGATATGATACTAGAATAGAAAACTCTCTTAATAGAATTAAATCAGATATGCATGAAGTACTAAATATACCTCTTATAAATAATCAGGACCTTAAAGGTATGATGACATCAGGTAAATCAATGAAAGCTTTGTATTGGCAATTAATAACTAGATGTGAGGAAAAAATGAAATCATGGGGTCCAGCTCTTGAATGGTTAATACAAGCAATGATAGAGATGATAGAAGTATATAACATAGTAAAAATACCTATATTGGACAAAGATTCTTATGAAGTAATTGTTGAAAATCAATATCCATTACAAGAAGATGAAGACTCAGAAAAATTACTTGATATTCAACAAGTAAATGCTCAAGCAATGTCTAGGAAGACTTTCATTAAGAAGTGGAATAATAGTAATGATGATATAGCAGATGAAGAATTGCAACAAATATCAATTGAAAGACAAATATTAGAAGAAAGTTTTAATTTAGAAGAGGAAACAGAAGTTATAGATACAGAAGAATCAGAAGAAGTAGTTGATGAATAATGGCTAATAAGTTTAATAAGGCTATGAAGAATGCTGAAAGAGCTAGAGACATATCATCAAATAGAACTACTAAAAAGATAAGAAAGTTATATAAAGATATAGCTAATGAATATGCAAAAAAATTAAATAGAGTTAACTCTAACACATTAACTGAACAATATTTAAGAGAAAGTATAATTTATTTAAATAAAGAGTATGATAGGTTAGGAAAGAAGCTAAAAAAAGATATTGAAAGTGAAATATCAAAAGTAATAAAAACTACTACAGATGAACAATTAAGCTTTTTCAATAACATATGTGATAACTATTCAGTTAATTTAAAGCCACAATTCACTGATATGTTTAGTAAAGTTCATGAAGATGTACTAAGGCAAGTTATATCTGGTAGCATGTACAAAGATAAACTTAAATTAAGTGATAGAATTTGGAGTAATATAGATAAAACTAAGAAGGATTTAGACTACATTGTAAGTAGAGGATTAGCAGAAAAAAGAGGTAGTTATGATATAGCAAAAGATTTAGAAAAGTATGTTAATCCAAAGGTTAAGAAAGATTATGATTGGTCAAAGGTATACCCTAAAAGTAATAAAAAAATAGATTTTAATGCCTATAGACTAGCATCTACATATATAACTCATGCATATCAAAAGACAGCTAAAGAAAGTTGTAGGAAGAATCCATTTGTTAAAGGGATTAAATGGATGTCATCACATCATCCTAGGATGTGTAAGGTTTGTGCAGATAGAAATGGAAAAACATATATTCCAGAAGAATTACCATTAGAACATCCTTTAGGAAAGTGTACTTTTGAATATGATATTCCAATGAGTATGGAGGACATAGGTAAAGAGTTAAGAAGCTGGATAGATGGAGAAGAAAACTCTAAACTTGATGAATGGTTTGATGAATATGGATTAGACTTTGCAGGAATAGAAGGAAAAGTTAATAAGAATAAAGAACCAACTGAAGATGAGATGTTAGCTTTATATAAATATATGGGTGGAGATGCCTATAAAATTAATGAGAAATTAAGAAGAAATATTAAATTGACAGAAGAAGATGAATGGTTTATAAATAACTTAGATAAAGTTTTAGATAAAATGCCAAATTACGAAGGGGATGTTACAAGGTCATTATATTTTTATAATAAAGAAAGTTTAATTGAATTTTTAGAGAGCCATGAACTTAGAAAGGTTAAAGAATACAAAGAATTTTTATCAACTACAAAGGGAGAAACTTATAACCCTAATGCACAAGTAGAAATATATATACTTGACTCTAAAAAAGGTAAAAATATAAGTATGTATAATGATAAAGAAAAAGAAATTTTATATGAAAGAAACTCTAAATTTGAAGTAATGGAAATTGAAGAAATAAATGGAAAATACTTTATACTATTGGAGGAACGAGATGAGTAAAGAGGATAAATATAAAGAGCCCTTTAGTCATCCAAGATGGAAAGACATTCCGTGGGGTGAGACTATTAGGGAAGTAGAGCGAACTGAGGAAGAACAAGCAGAAATAAGAAAAAAATTTAGAAAGAAACTAAAAGAACTAGGAGTATTAAAAGAAGATTAAGGCACTTACTGAAATTAAAAATTAGTAGGTGTTTTTTATTGCCTTTTTTAGCTATATATAGGCGTAAAAGAAATAAATAGCAAACTATACTAGAGAAGCGAAACTCGTATAAAAGCGTAGTGTAGGAGGGAATAATGGAAGAATTATTAAAAAAATTAGGATACCAAGACACAGACATAAAAAATATAATTGAGAGTATGAAAAAAGAGAAAATCTACACTTCTAAGGAAGAAAATATAGATGAAAGATACAATAAGTTGAAAGAACAAAAAATAGCCTTAGAAGAGCAAATAAAAGGTGCAAATGACACTATATCAGATTTGAAGAAAAATAGTAAAAACAGTGAAGATATAGAGGCAAAAGTGAAAGAATGGGAAAATAAATATAATGAACTTGATAGTACGAGTAGAGCTAAAATAAGGAATATGACTATAGACTATGCTATAAATTCTAAACTATCTGGAGTAAATGAAAAATATAGGAAGCTACTATGTAAAGAATTTGATACCAGTAAAATGGAAGTAAAAGATACTGGAGAAATTATAGGATTAGATGAACAATTTAAAGACATATCAGAAACATATAAAGAATGGTTTGAAAGTTCTACTCCAAGTAATACAGGTTCTCCAGGGAATTTCCCAAGAAAATCAAATGTAGTCAATAATCCTTTTATAAAAGAAACATTCAATTTAACAGAACAAGGAAGATTATTAAAAGAAAACCCTGATAAAGCTAAAGAATTTGCAGCTCAAGCAGGAATAAATTTATAAGGAAGAGAGTGATTTAAATGGCAGTAACAAAATTAAGTGATGTAATAGTACCAGAATTGTTTAACCCATATGTAATAAATAAAAGCATGGAGTTATCAGCTCTATATCAAAGTGGAATAATTACAAATGATGCAAGCTTAAATGCTTTAGCTTCTCAAGCTGCACCAGTTGTAAATATGCCTTTCTTTGAGGATTTAAGTGGAGAATCAGAACAAATAATAGAAGATGCTGATTTAACACCAAATAAAATTACTTCAAGTCAAGATGCAGCAGCTATATTAAGAAGAGCAAAAATGTGGGCAGCTACTGATTTATCAGCAGCTATGGCAGGAAAAGACCCAATGGCAGCAATAGCTAGTTTAGTTGGAAGCTTCTGGGCTAGAGATATGCAAAAAGAACTTATAGCAGTTTTAAATGGTGTATTTTTAGCTGCAAATATGACAACAAATAAGTTAGATATATCAGCAGGAACAGGAAATGCAGCAAAATGGTCACCATCAGCTTTTATAGATGCACAACAGTTATTAGGAGATGCACAAGGTCAGCTAAAGGCTATAGCAATGCATTCAGCTACAAAATCAGCACTTAAAAAACAAAATTTAATAGAAACTATTAGACCAGATGTAGGTCCAGATTTTGAAGTTTATCAAGATAAATTAGTTATAGTTGATGATGGTTGTCCTGTATCTAAAGAAGGAGTTTATACTTCTTATCTATTTGGTAGTGGGGCAATAGCTTTAGGAAATGGTAATCCAGTAGGGTTTGTTGCTACAGAAATAGATAGAGATAAGAAAAAAGGTTCTGGAGTAGATTATTTAATCAATAGAAAAACATATATACTACATCCAAGAGGTATAAAATTTACTAATGCAAGTGTAGCTAAAACAGAAGGTCCTTCAAGATTAGAGTTAGCAAAAGGTGAAAACTGGACAAGAGTTTATGAGCCTAAGCAAATAAGAATAGTTGAATTTAAGCATAAGTTATAAAATATAGTTTTTAGTAGGTGATAGTATGGATTTAGAAATCTTAAAAAATATAAAAACAGAACTTAGAGAAGAACAATCACCTTTTTTTTCTGATGATGAAATTACTTATTACTACAATAAAAACAATCAAGATTTTAATAAAACTATGTATGAACTATGTATATTAAAAGCTGAAAATGATAGTATCACTTTACCTGGAGGCTTAAGCATGCCAGAAAATAAACTATATTGGTTAACTCTGGCAAAAAAGTTTAAAACAAATGGAAGTAGATGTCTATGATAGCTCAAAAGGTAAAACCAAAGATAATCAAAGCTATCAATAAGATGCCAACAAAAGCTACAGTAAAAAGAGTTGGAGTAAATGAGTTTGGAGAGCCTTCAGATGAAGAAAATATAGTTTGTAATGTGATAGGTTTATATAATGAAGGAAGTAGCTCTATAAGTCAAATAACAAAGGATAAAGGTATTGTTATAAAAGATAAGGAGCAGTATTTAATGGTTGTTTGTGATGAAGATACAGTAAAGATAAAGCAAGGTGATTTTATGTATTTAGATAATAATAAGTTTATTATACAAGACCTTGGAAATCAAAACAGAATGAATATTTATTTTGATTTAAAGTTAGGAAAGGTGAGATAGTATGAGTAAAGGATTTAAATTTGATACTAGCAAGCTGCTTAATGCTTTAGTAAGTAGAGAAATGAAAACTAAGGCTGCACTAGGAGCTTATGCAGACACTTCATCTCAACTATTAGAAAGCACTGCCAAAAACGATAGACCATGGAAAGACCATACTCATGATGCTAAAAATAGGATACATGGTAGTTGGGAATGGCAAGGAGACACTATAAGGATAGCACTTAGTCATGGAGTTGACTATGGATTATACTTAGAAAAAGGTACAGGTCCACATGTTATAGAAGCAAGACCTGGAAGTTATTTATTTTGGGATGGAGCATCACATCCTGTTAAAAAAGTTAATCATCCAGGAAGTAGACCATATCCAATTATAATGCCAACTATAGAAAAATGTGGACCAAGTATTATAAGAGGTCTTGATGTGATTTTAAAGTAGGTGAAGTATGTTTAAAAAAATATATAAACATTTAAAAACTAAGGGTTTTAATGTGTATTCTATTGGACAACATCAAGGATTATGCATAGAACCTTTTTTAGTTATATTTGAAAAAGGTCCTCTACAAACAACAGAAAAAAATATAATAAAAGATTTATTTGAAATATATGTATTTTATCCAATTGGACAGTATTCTAAAGTAAGTGAATACAAGATAAGTGTTGAAAGTGTCATGGATGAAATAGTAGGAATAAAACAAGCTTATGAAGCTTTACCTATTCTTATAGATGATGAAAAACAAGCTTATTTCACAAGATTAAGTTATTATGAAAACAAACAAATTAGGAGGTAATAAATATGGCAGTACAAATATTAAATCAATACCCACTTACAGATGTTGTATTAGTTCAAATTGAAACAGTTGAACAAAATCCGGTTACATATACATTTGATACATCTGATGAGATAGGGACAGAGGAAATCATTTCTGAAGGTGAAGAATTAACTTTAAAAATAAAGAAAAAAATAATAGCAAATAGAGCAGCAGAAGATACAAGTTTAGGATATGATTTAACATTAAAAGACAATGTATTTTGTCCAGAAATACTTCAAATAATGCAAGGTGGAACAATAGAAAAAGAAGAAGATGGTAGCTTTAAGAGATATTTAGCTCCAGAAGTAGGGAAGACTTTTTCTAAGAAATCTTTTAAAACAATAATTTATAGTTCAGTTGTTGGACCAGGAGGAGATACTGGGCAATTTGCTAAGACGACTTTCCCAAATTGTAAAGGAAAATCTGTTCCACTAAACTTTAAAGATGGAGAATATTATTCAAATGAATATGTTATAAATAGTAGACCTAACACAGGGCAATCTCCTTATGAGGTTGAAATAGTAGAGGAATTACCTAATGGTTATGAAGTTACAAAAGTATTTTTAGACAGTGCATCTGTATCAGGAGCAACAGCAGGAGATAAAAAGATAACAGGATTAACAGCAGGCAAAATATATAAGGTTACAGTTAATAGCAATATAAAATATACTTTAGCAGATGGAACATTAACAGATACTGAGTCTGATAAAGCAGCATTAACAGGAACAGAGATAATAGGATTAACAAATGGAGAAACATATAAGGTTGAAGAAGTTAGTGTAAGTATATAAATAGATAGATTAAAGCTCTAGTAATTAGCTAGAGCTTTTTTAGAAAGGGGACATAAATATGAATGAACTTAAAGTAACAAGTTTAGAAGAATTGAAAAAAATAAAATTGACTGAGGTAATAGAGGTTGGAAGATTTTTAGATGGAACTATGTTAGTTGCAGAAGTAAAACAACCTGACTTAATGGCTCTTGCAATGGCTGGTAAGATACCAAACAGCCTAATGACAGCATCAATGAGTTTAGTTGAAGAGAAGGAAAGTAAAGATAGTACAGGAGAAAAAGTACTAAAGAAGATGAATGATGAGTCTAATTTCTCAAAAGAAATGTTTGAAATGATGGATATAGTGGCTAAAGAAGTGCTAGTTAACCCTACATATGCTCAAATTAAAAAAATAGGATTGGAACTTTCTATTGAACAAAGATTAACATTATTTAATCGTATTCAAGGAGGTACAAAGTCACTAGAAAACTTTCATCAAGAGTCCACAGATATTGAGGATTCTAAATCAAGTGATAATGTACAACAAGATGCCTAGTGAGATATTAAGAATTAAAGATGAATATACTTCTTTTTGTTTTGATGAAGCTTGTATGTTTTTAGTAGATGCTATAAAAAATGATAAAAAGCTTAAATTTAAAGAAAATAGTAATACTTCTAAAGAAAATATAAAAAGAACTACTTTTGTTGATATGGCATTAAAAAAGAAAGAAAAAGATAGAAAATAGTATTAATTTATTCTATTATAATAGACTAACTCTGTGATTTAGTGTAAAATTTATAATGAGAAAATAACTTCACTGGGGGATTATATTATGAAAATAAACAAAAAAATATTATCATTAGTTCTATCGTTAGTAATTGGGATTTATGCAGTTGGATGCAGTTCTCCAAGTTCGTCAGATGATTCATCTAAAAAAGATGCAAAGACAGAGCAAAAGAAAGATGAAAAAAAAGAGTATAAATTTGGAGATACTATAGAAATGAAAGACTATGATGAAGGAACTTACAAGCTAACATTTGAAGGTGTGAGAAGCACAGATGAACGTAATGAGTTCGCTGAAATTGAAGCTAAAAAAGTAGTTTTTGTTGATTTTAACTATGAAAATGTAGATTGTAAAGAAGCTGTATTTGTAACTGAGGGAATTGAATATCAAGTGGCAGATGGTGATGGAAATGTGCTACAAACTTATCCAGTAGACGATTCAACTAGAATGCAACAAGAAACAACAGCAGGTACTAAATCAAAGGGAACAACAGCGTTTGCTATAACATCAGACTCAAATGCTGTAAAAATAATTGTAAAAGATAAAGTAAATAATAAGGTCATGGGAGAAATAAATGCTACTTTAGAATAAAAATAGTATTAGAGAAAAGAAAAAAGTTAACAGGTAAAATATTCTAAATGAATAGAATAAATTAATGTTAATTTATGATATAATGATAATATAGATATTTTGCAGTGTACGATTTTTTATATAAATTGGATGTAATCATTGAAAGTGCTATGATATAAGCATGTTTTGTGGTGTGTGAAAAACATTACTGGTTACTCACTGCAATTTTAATATGGTTTTATATGTGCAAGAACTGGAAGTGTTCAATTTATTTTGGGGTATTATATTAACTATGTGGTATGTAAAGCTGACTACACTCTTTATTTTACTAGCAGCAGAAGAAAGTATTATATTAACTAAGTGGTATGTAAAGGTCGGACTTATTATCATAGATATCCCTTTTGCCAAAAGTATTATATTAACTATGTGGTATGTAAAAATTGTTTTAAATTGATTAAGTACATCTGTTGATTTATATTATATTAACTATGTATTATACAATTAAATTAAAAAATATATTTGAGTTAGAGAGGGAGTATTTTATGTCGTTATTTGGAAGTAAAATTACAAAAGAAGAAAAAGAGAAAAATCGAGAAGAAACTGCAAAGTATTATGAAAGACTTAAAAATATGACAAAAGAAGAAAAAAAAGAGTATGAAATTCAAGAATTTATGAAGAAATATCAGTTAGAAAATTTAGATGAAAAAGATTTAATAGTGTTAAAGAGAATAGCAAGTGATTTGTTTGGAAATGGTCTTATTAAGGCAGGTATGGCTTTAAGCTTTACTGATGCAAAGGAACAAGCAAAAATAGGATACCTTAGTGCTTTAACAGAACAAAATTGGATGATAATTAGACAGTTAGCTCAGTTGAATACCAATATAGAAAAACTTATAGAAGATAAAAAAGAATAAATTGAAAATAGCAATACAGACACTTACTTAAATAGTAGGTGTTTTTTTATATGGAATTTTGAGGAAGGGAGGGAAAAATATGTCCTTAGAATTAGGAACAGCAGTAGGTTATCTAGATTTAGATGGAGGGAAGTTTTTTAAAGCTCTTGCAGATGCAGCTAAACAACTTAGTCAATTTAATTCAAGTACAAAAACCACAGGTAGTGCAATGACAGCAATGGGAAAACAAATTTCTGATACAGCAAATTCATTGACACAAATAGGTAGGCAATCAGCATTAGCAGCATCAGAATTAAATAAGATAGCATCAACTTCAAGTGGTCCATTTTCATCACTAAAAAACTCTATAAAACAGACTGAGAATGAACTAAAAACAGCAAGAAGTACAATTGATGCATATGCACAAGGTATATCTAAACTTACAAGTGAAATAGATAAGTCAAAGCAAAAGTACACTGAAATAGGAAATAAAATAGAAAGATATGAGCAACAATTAGAACGTTGCAATAGTATGTATGGAGAAAGTTCAGAACAATCACAAAGATATAGAGAAGCTATTGAAAGACTTAAAAATTCTCAAACTCAATTAGGTAATGAAATCGAAAATGGAGAAGATTCTTTAACTGATATGAGAACAGCTATGAATAATGCAGAGGCAGAAGCTAATAGACTTAGTGATTCATTAAGAAGTATGCCATTTGATGCTATTGGTGGCAAAATGAGAGATATTGGTCAAACACTAACTTCTACAGTTACAACTGGACTAATTGCAATGGGAACAGCAGCAGTAACAGCAGCTACAAACACAGAACAAGCAATGTCAGTTGTTAACTCTATACTACAACTAAATACAGAAAAAGTTAAGGGTGGAAAAAGTGAGTGGGATGCCTATTCAAGTACTCTGAAAGCTGGTGCTAATGAAATAGGGATGGCTTATGATGAATATGCTAATGCTGCATATAATGCTATATCTGCAAGTGTAAAACAAGCAGATGTAACCGAATTCTTAGCACAAGCAGATAAACTAGCAACAGCAGGATTAACTGATTTAGCAAAAGCTACAGATGTGTTGACAACTGTTCAAAATGCCTATGGAATGTCTCAGAAGGATATGGCTCATGTAAGTGATGTTCTTATACAGACCCAAAATAAAGGCAAAATTACGGTGGATGAGTTAGCAAGTTCTATGGGTAAAATAATACCAACAGCAAAAAGTTTGAATGTATCAGTTGAGCAACTAGGAGCTGGATATGCCATATTAACTGCAAAAGGAATTGCTGGCGCAGAAGCAACAACTTACATGAATGCAATGTTCAATGAACTTGGGAAAAGCGGGAGTAAAGCAGATAAAATACTTAAAAAATTAACAGATAAAGGATTTGCTGATTTGCAAAAAGAAGGAAAATCAACAGCAGATGTATTATTAATATTAAATGATTATGCAAAGAAAAATAGCTTATCTCTATCAGACCTATTTGGCTCGGCAGAAGGTGCAAAGGCAGCTAATGTTTTACTAGGTGATGCAGTTAATGAAACTACAGGAGAAATAATTGAAGGGACAAAGAGTGCTGATTCATTTAATCAAATGCTGGGAGATATGAAAAATTCTACTGGACTTTGTGATAAAGCGTTTGAGCAACTGGATAATACTACAAAGACTAAACTTGAAGATGCACTCAATTCAGCAAAGAATATGTTATCTGACTTAGGTGAAGTTATGATGCCTGTAGTTGCTAAAGTGGCTGAAATGGCAACTGCTTTTATGAAAAGTGTCAGCGAAATGGCAAAGAGTAATCCTAGTTTTACTAGAATCGTTGTAAGTATTGGAGCTGTAGTCTCAGCAATAGGACCTTTATTAGTAGTCCTTGGGACAATGGCAATCACAATACCTAAGGCCATTGCTGCAATCGGTACAGCAGGAAAAGCATTTACATTTCTATCCACAAGTTTTGCTATTGCAAGAGAAATAATAACACCTGCAAGTGTAGGAGCAAGTGCAGGAATGATAAAAATGTCTAAGGCTATGACAGCATTAATGGGACCCATGGGTTTAGTAGTAGCTGGGATAGTAGCTTTAGGAGTGGCTTTTGTAGCTTTAAATAAACACATGTCACAAGACTCAATTCAAGTTTCAGAAAGGTTTGGAAAAAACATATCAGATGGGACACAAAAAGCAGTTGGAGCTTTTATGGATTTAGAAGAGCAAACAACAACTACTTTAAATCAGATGTTGTGGTCTGGAGAAACTGTTTCAACTGAAATGAAGGATACTTTAATAAGTAATTTTGACTCTATGTCTAGTCAAATAACATCAAAGTTAAATGAAACAAAAGAAAGCAGTAAAGCAACATTACAAGAAATGTTTGTTAGCTCAACCACTTTATCAGACAAAGAAAAAGAAGCTTTAATAAAAAATACCGATGAAGCTTATAGCAACAAAGAAAAGAAAATAGAAGAAAGTGCAGCTAGAGTAAAAGAAATTTTAACTAAAGCAAGTGAAGAAAATAGAAGTCTGACACAATCTGAAGCAGATGAAATAAATCGTATTAAAACAGAAATGTTAAATACAGCTGTAAATGTCATGTCTGAAAGTGAAGCAGAGCAAGCAGCGATAATGGAAAGAATGAGAGTTAATGCTACAAATCTCTCAGCAAAACAAGCAGCAGATGTTGTGAAAAATTCTATAAAGCAAAGAGATGAAACTGTAAAATCAGCAAATGAAGAGTACAATGAGAGACTCAAGTTAGCAGCTCAACTTAGAGCTGAGGGTGGAAAAGAAAATGAAGAGCTCGCAAATAAAGTAATTCAAGAAGCTACAAAACAAAAAGATGAAGCAGTAAAAAAAGCACAAGAAATGCACAAAGAAATTGTTTCAGAAGCTCAAAAACAAGCAGAAGGTCAAGTGGAAAAAATTGATTGGGCGACGGGAGAAATAAAATCGAGATGGGAAGTATTAAGAGATGAAATCAAGAAGAATATTGATACATCTCAAAGCGATTTCGACACTTGGTGTAGTAATACAGATAAAGGATTTGCTGATACGTGGAACAAAATAACTCAAGGAGTTTCAAATGCTTGGAATGGTATAACAGAGAGTTTGTCAAATGCGTGGAATAGTATAAAGGAAGGTGTTAGTAGTGCTTGGAATAGTGTTTTGGAATGGACAACAAATACTTGGAGTAATATAACAAGTTTTTTAGGCGAATTATGGGAAAGTATTAAAGAAATGGCTATAAATGCATGGAATGGTATTGTTAGTTCAGTAACAGATGCATGGAATAGTATAACAGAATTCTTAAGTCCAGTTACCTCATTCATTAGCGAAATGGTAAAAATGGCATGGGAATCAATTAAAGAAACAGCTATAACTATTTGGCAGTCTATTTCTGATATAATACAAAGTGTTTGGGATTTTATAAAGTCGATTGTGGGTCTTGGCGTGGAAATAGTAAAAGCATTAATAAGAGCTGCGTGGCAAGGCATAAAAGATATAACTTCATCGATATGGGAAGGCATAAAGAATGTAATACAAAGCGTTTGGGATGCAATAAAACCATATGTAATGGGTGCAGTAGATGCTGTAAAAACAGTTGTAACAAATGCATGGAATAGTATAAAGGATATATCAAGTACAATTTGGAATGGAATTAAGACAGTTGTAACAAACGCATGGAATGGAATAAAATCAATTGCTAGTAGTGTGTCGAATGCAGTCAAGTCGGTAGTGTCAAGTGCATGGAATGGAATAAAAAGTATAACTTCATCTATATGGAATGGAATCAAAACAGCAGTATCAAATGCATGGAATAACATTAAATCAAGTGCTACAAGCTCAGTATCAAATGTAAAAAATACAACAACAGCAGGGTTTAATTCCTTAAAATCAGCGGTCACAACTATATGGAATAATATAAAAACAGCAATATCAAATGTATGGAGTAATATAAAAACAGCAGTAAGTAATGGTGCAAATGCAGTAAAATCAGTATGTTCAAGTGTATTTAGTACAATATCTAATATTTTGACAGCTCCATTTAAAACTGCACAAAAAGCAATAAGTGGTATACTTGGAGGAATTACAAGTAAAATAAATGGAATAAAAGATAAAGTAAGTGGACTTTTTAGAAGTGGTCCTATAATTCCTCAAAATAGTAACGATTTTATTCAAAAAGATATGTTACCAACACCAATGATGTTTAGAGTATCAGTTGCAGGTTTTGCATCAAGTAGAGGAAGTATACTAGACTCTATAAACAAATTTTCTAATGCTATGACAAAAGGTATGGGTAGTTCTTCATCAGGAATAGCCTCACAATTTAAAAAGGCAGGAGAAAAGTCAGCAAAAGCTTATTTAGATGGATTGTCAAACATAGAACAAGGATTAACAAATACACTTAGAACAGTCCAAGCAATAATAGGTAATGGAAACATAAAAGAAGCACAAGAAATTAAAAAGTTTAATAAGGAAGTTCAAAAGCTACAAGAAGAAAAAGCTGAAGAAATAGCAGAATTAGATAAAGAACATAAGAAGAAACAAAAAGAAAGAAATGAAAAAGAAAATGAAGAAATAAAAGAAGCAGAAGCAAAGAAATATAAGAATAAAAAAGAAAAACTAGCAGCACTAAAGAAGATTAAAGATAAATATAATAAGGAATCTGTAAAAGACCAAGAAGAATACAGAGAAAAGTTGGAAAAAATTAATAAAAAGTATAATAAAAAAGAAAAAGAGGATACTGAAAAGCATCAAGAAGAACTACAAAAACTTAGAGAAGAAAAAATAAAAGCTGAAAGAGATTTCAATAAAAAATATAATAATATTAAAGAAGATTATGCTGAAAAAGTAGCAAACTTAGATAAGAAATATATTGAGGATCAAAAAAAACTCAATGAAGAGTATCAAAAGATATATGACTCAAGAGTAAAATCTTTAATGGATTATACAGACTTATTTTCTTCTGTAACATTTGAAGAAATTGACAATGATGAGTTAATGGAAAACCTAGAAGAACAAGTTGATGTACTTAGAAAATGGGACACTGATATGGCAGATTTATCTACAAAAGTAGGTAAAGATTTATATGAGGAACTATTAGCTAAAGGACCACAAGCCCATAATGAAATAGAAGCTATTAACAAGATGTCAAAAGAGCAACTAGAAGAATACGAAAGATTATATCAAGAAAAGAAGAAAATAGCTGAAAGAAGAGCCAAAGAAGATACAGAAGATGAAAAATATAGAATAGAAAAAGAAATTGAAGAATTGAAAAAAACTTATGATGCAGAGTATAGAAAACTAGGTCAAGAAATGCAAAGAAGTATAGAGGAACAAATTGAAAGTTTTAAGGATAAATTTGGAGTAGTACCAGCTATGTTTATGGAAACAGGCAAAGATTCTATGCAGGGTATGATAGATGGTATTAAATCTATGCAAGGAGCGTTGGGCAAGGTTTTAAGTGACATAGTTAATTCTATAAATAAACAACTTTCTAATATAGGGTTTAAAGATGTAAATATACCTACAGGAGGAAGAAAAGAAGCAGCAAGGTTTAGAAATGAAATAGAAAATTTACAAAGTATAGCATATTCAGATACTCTGGCAAGAGGAATAGCATCAAATAATTTACTGAAGGATGCAACTGTTAATATAAATAATAATAGTAAAGTTGATAGTGAAAAAAGTAGTGATAAGAAAGTTGAGTTAACTTTACATATAGAAAAGTTTATAAATAATACTAAACAAGATATAGAGCAATTAGGTTCTGAAATAGCATTTATTACAAATAGAAAACTAAAGTTTTAATGTGATAATATCTTTTCAATATCCAAATTGTGGTATAATACTTTTAGCAAGAAGATGTAACCTATAATCTAAGAGTGGAGTTCATACTGAGATAAAACCTACTTTCTAATGAAAGGAGGTGGTAAGTATGAACAACTTTTTACTTAATGTAATAGCTGGTGTTATTGCTAGCTTAATATTTTGCTTAATAAGTAAGATATTTGCAAAAGTAAAAAGCCACTCTGTGCGAAAGAGTGGCTGGGAGTTTGATTTAAAAATCAAATTCCATAAAAAATAATTAGCTTTTAATTATGAACTCCGCTCTACTGACAATAGATTGTAGTTCTTCTTGCTTTTATTATATCACATTTTAGCAAAAATATGCAAAGTAAATAGAAGGAGATGTATCAAAAGAAAAATTTGAGTCCTCTCTTTTTTTATGTGTAGGAGGTGATAATTTGGCTTTACAATACTGTGTCAGTGAAAATGAATTAGTTTCTTTTCAATATGGCGAAATAAATAGTAGAGATTTTGGTATTGTAATTACAGATATTAATGAACTTGCATCGCCAGAACGTAGATTTGAAAGAATAGAGATACCAGGAAGGAATGGGAGCCTTATTTTAGATGAAGGTTGTTATAGTAATTTTAATCTTGAAATAGAATGCTATATAGATGTAGATGGTAAAGATATTAATATACTAGCATCTGAAATAAAGATGTGGTTACAAACTGATTTTTCATATAAAAATCTTATTATAAGTACTGACCCAAACTATTATAGAGAAGCAGTTTGTATTAACAAACTAGATTTAGAAGAAATTATAAAAGATTTAGGATATTTTAAGATTACATTTGAATGTAAACCACTTAAGAAAGAATTAGTTAATAATTTAATTACAATAAATGAATCAGATTCTAAGCTAATAAACACTGGAATGGCTTCGTATCCTCTTATAAAAGTATTTGGAAATGGAGATATAACATTAGAAATAAATAATGAGGTGATAGAACTTACAGAAGTTCAAGGGCATATATATATTGATTGTGAGCTTATGAATGCATATAAAATAGATATTCATACAAATGGTGTAGTTAATGAAAATAGTAGGATGTTTGGAGATTTTCCAACATTTAAACATGGTGAAAATATAATAACATACTCTGGAGATGTAGAAAAAATAGAGATAGAACCTAGATGGGTGGTGTTATAGATTGCTTAGATTATATAAAGCAAATGAAACAAATTTTAAAAATAATGGTTTGGGGATTCTAAAAGATGCATTTGAAACAAAAGTTACAGAAGAATTAAATGGACTATTTGAGTTAGAGTTTACATATTATGTGGGCTCTTTTTTATTTGATGAAATTGATTATAATAAAATAGTTATGGCTGATGCTTCTCCAAGGCTTAAAAATCAATTATTTAGGATTTACTATATTTCTAAGGAACTTGATGGAAAAATATTAGTTAAAGCAGAACACATTAGTTATGATTTATTAAATAATTTTATAGAAAATTTAGAACTTAAAAATGTTACCTGTGAAGAAGCTCTTAATCAAATATTTAGGTCATGTACTGAAGAAAATAGATTTGTAGGATATTCAGATATAACAGGAAATAAAGACTTTTCCATCTCTTGTGTAAGCCCACATAATGCTATATCTGACATACAAGAATTATTTAATAATAAGTCTAAACTAAAAAGAGATAATTTCAATATAAGTTTATTAAATAATATTGGAGAAAGTAACAATGTATTACTAGCATATAGGAAGAATATAATAGGTCTAACAGCTACTTATGATACACAAGAAGTTATAACTAAGATATATCCATATGCAACTAAAAAAAGTGGTAAAAATAAAAAAATTACACTACCAGAAAAATATATAGAAAGCAAGTATATAAACAATTATCCAACTCAAAGAATTGTTGCAGTTGATTTTTCAGATGATGATGTTAAGAATGAAGAAAGCTTAAGGAATAAATGTAAAGACTATTTTATTGAAAATAATGTTGATTTACCTAAAGTTACTTACAAAGTAGAATTTGTAGATTTATCAACTACAGAAGATTATAAAAGCTATAAGATGCTTGAAACTGTAAATATGGATGATGAGATAATAGTTAGAGACTATAACTTAGGTATAAATGCTACTGCAAGGGTAGTAAAAACTGAATATAATCCAGTATTAAAGAAATACAATTCGGTTGAAATTGGTGACTTAGTAAATCATTTTAAAGACGAAAGAATAGATGATTTAGAAGAAAAAATAGATAAGGTTCAAAATAATGTAGATAATATTGTAATTGAAAGTGATAATTTTCCGGATACACTTCCAGAGCCTTCAAATGTCACAGCATTAGGGTTATGGAGTATGATTCAGTTAGATTGGACATTTGATAATAAGTTATATTATAACTATGAAGTATATGCATCTCAGATAAAAGGATTTGAACCAGATACTATAGGATATACAAATAGGATATATGTAGGTCAAGCAAGTTCATTACTCCATGAAGTTAAGCCTATGCAAACTTGGTATTATAGAGTACGGGCAGGAAATACACATGATAACTATAATGAATTTTCAAATGAAGTTAGTGCAACAACTAGAAAGTTAAGTGATGCAGCTGAATATTTTGAAGAAGCAGCTATAGGTCATGCAGTGATAAGAGATTTAGATGCAGATAAGATAAATGTAGGAAAAGTAAAAGGGCAGTATATTGAGGCAAAGAATTTAGTTGTAGTTGATGGAAATAGCCAAACAACTTTAAATATAGATAGTTTTGGAAATGTTCATATAGGAGCAACTACCTTTACATTAAAAGGAAAGTCGTTGGAATCTATTATTGGCGGAGAAATAGACGATATAACTCAACTTGAGATATTTAATAAACTAACTAACAATGGTCTTGCAAAGGGACTCTATATGGTTGGGAATGAATTATATCTAAATGCTAGTTATATAAAAACTGGTACTTTAGAAGGTCAATTTATAAATGGTAGAAATTTAACTGTCAGAGATAATGATGGATATACAACGTTACAAGTAGATAGTAATGGAAAAGTGAATATAAGAGCTAATGAGTTATCTATAGGTGATAAAAATAACTATGAAAGTGTTTTAACTAGTGACCAAAAAGCAGTATTTGATGCATTAACAGGGAATCGAAATTGTGGAATATATTTAAGTGGAAGTAGATTATATATAAATGCTGATTATATAGACACAGGTACTATTTTATGTGACAGAATAGGTGCTAGTTCATCAAACCCATTCATATTACTATTTGAGGGGAATGGTGCAAAATGTGCTTTAGATGCTACTGCTCAGTTTGGAGTAGGTATAGGAAAAGCAATGCGTATGAAATATAATGATTATTCATATATATATGTTTCTGATGATGTAATTAGTGGTTATCTTGATGGAGAGGAAGTATTTGAATTTGGTTATCAAGATGAAAAAAGTTACATTAATACAGGTTTGAATACACAACATATAAATCCTCAAATAGATGGTTGGTATAATTGTGGTTCAAATAGGAAAGCTTGGGATTATTTAGTATGTAATAATTTAAATCAACTAGCAAGAACAGCAGCTACATCTACTCGAATGATGAAGAGTACATTTAATGAAGAAATTTCAAATAACTGTATAGATTTTGTTAAAAGTAGCTTAGTACAATCTGATGTATTCACACCATATAATTTAAAATCTATGAAAAACAACAATATTGAACATAGACTACAGGTTGATATAGACTCCTCTTTAGATAATCCTATTTCTAAGTACATTTTCAAAGATGTATCAGATGAAGCTGGTGAAGGTGTCTATGCACAAGATATAACATCTCATTTAGCAGTATTACAATTATCTTTACAAAAAACTATATCAAATTTTGAAAATTATAAAGATATAACAAGTAAAAAAATAGAAGAACTTACAAAACGAATAGAAGTATTAGAAAGCAGGTGATATAACTTGAGAGATAGAATTTATATTGTAGATATCAACACAAAGATGTATCAAATAGCAAGATATAAGCAAAATGATAATAATGTATCTTATAACATGAGAATAGTACAAGACTCTATAGATGTTGATTTAACTGGATATACAGCATTAGCATTTTTTAATTTACCAAGTGGAAGAGTTACTCAGAAAAATTGTACTATAGAAGATTCAACTGTTTATACTGAATTAAGTCATATAGAGCTTTCAGAAGAAGGAGATGTTATTTCTGAGATAACTTTATATAAAGACGATAAGGTAGTTACTACGTTTTCTACAATAATAAAAGTTGAAAAAAGTATAAATAGAAATGCAATAGAGGATGAGCCTAGTTGGGATATAATAAAGGACATATTAAATGTATTAAGTTATGAAGAAGAAAGACAAGAAAATGAAAATGTAAGAAAATCTAATGAAGAAATTAGAATAAGTTCTGAAAATGTTAGAATTGGAAATGAGAATGTAAGAATTGAAAGCGAAAATCAGAGAAAAGATAGTGAAGTTGAAAGATGTGAGAGTGAAGAAGTAAGAAAAACACAGGAAGTTACTAGAGAAGCTAATGAAGAAACAAGAAAAACAAGTGAAACAACAAGAGAAGCTAATGAGGAAATAAGAAAGACAAGTGAAATAACAAGAGAAGCTAATGAAGAAATAAGAAAAACAAATGAGGTAGACAGAGAGTCAAGTGAAGAAACTAGAAATACTAATGAAGAAACAAGAGAAGAAAATGAGACTGTTAGAGAATCAAATGAGGAAATAAGAAAAACTAGTGAAGAAACTAGAGAATCAAATGAAAATACGAGAAAAGCAAGTGAAGAGATAAGAAATGGTAGCGAAGAAACAAGAGTTGCTAATGAAGTAGCTAGACAAGAATCAGAAACTACAAGAGAAGAAAATGAAGACCTTAGAAAAAGTAATGAAGAAACAAGAGAAGAAAATGAAGAAATAAGAAAAAGTAATGAAAATACTAGAAAAGCAAGTGAAGAAATAAGAAACACTAGTGAAGAAACAAGAAATACTAATGAAGAAGCTAGAAAAGCAAGTGAAGAAATAAGAAAAACTAGTGAAACAACTAGAAATACCAATGAGGAAGCTAGAAAAGTTAGTGAAACAACAAGGGAAACAAATGAAGAAACAAGAAAAACAAATGAAATAATAAGACAAAATTCAGAGACTAAACGAAAAGAGAATGAAGAGCTTAGAGAAAGTAATGAGGGAACTAGAGAACTAAATGAATCAACTAGGCAGACATCTATAATTAATATGCAGAAAAAAGTGGATGATAAAGTAGATGAGGCTAATAACAAAATAGTTGAAGTAAATACTGCTAAGACAGATATGACAACAACTGTTAGCAATAAAATAACTGAGTTTGAAAAAAGGTTCAATGAATTAGAAAATTTAGATACAGCAGGAGAAATATTACAATCAAAAGAAACAACAGATGGTCAGATAAAAGATACTTTAAAAGAGAGATTAACTTATGATTTTAATAAACTAGATTTAAAGATAGAGCAACTTATTGCTGGTGGAATAAATGTAGCATTTAATAAATCATATGATACATCTGAATGGATTGAAGTTGATGGAGGATTTGAACTTTCAGTAGAACATAACCTTGTTACTCAAAAAATATTAGTCTCTTCAATAGATAAACTTAATAGGAAAAGTTTGATTACATCTTACAAAATTATAGATGATAATAATATAGTACTATTTAATGAAGTTGCTATAGATATTGAAGTTACAGTAGTTAATGGTGGTTCTGCTATTGAACTTATAAAATTTACTATTAATGATGATATAGAGTCTCTTGAAAGTGCTTATTCTAGTATAGAGACAAAAAGATTATTAAAAGATGGATTAGATAAAAAAGCCAATTTAGAACATACTCATGATATATATGTTGAGAAAGTTGAAGGCAAAGAACTCTCTACAGAAGATTATACAACTGAAGAAAAAGAAAAACTTTCTCAATTAGATACTTATAAAAATAAAGAAACAAAATTTAATACAAATGGTTCTATAATAGAAATATTAGATAATAATATCAAGTATATTACAAAGTTTAATACAAATGGTTCTATATCAAAAGAAAAGTATATAAATGATATATTAATAAATACAACAATAACTAACTTTAAAAATGGAATGATAGAAGAAACTGTTACAAATGAAGGGGTGATTTAGTGAGTTGGGCAGAGGTTTATAAAATAAATAGTGATATTCAAGGAGAACCTTTAAATTTTTTAAATTATTTACAAGATTTGAAGTTAAATGGTTCTGAAAGTTATCTTTTATATGAAGGTAATCATAGGATTTGGGAAGAGATGTACTTAAATAGTTTATATTTATTTTCTGATAGAGGAATTAGAGAAGTTGTGTATACAGCTTTTTCAGAAACAGACATTGATAATCTGTTTGATAAAGGTACTAAGCTGGGAGAACAATTAAATGCCTTTTACAGAACAGATATATTTAGTTTGGGAAATGCTGATAATGTAGTAAAAGGAATGACTGTAGAGCATTATAATTCATTAGAGGAAAAATTTAAAGCAGGGTATGATAGATATGTTACAAGGGAACAAGAAAAGTCAACTATAGGAGCATGGTTTAATTCTACTTTTAGTTTAAATAATACTGGTTTAGAAAGTCTTACAACCATAGAAGAAATATTAGCAAATGTGGAAGTTACTAATGCAATACTTAATAATAGTAATGCAATAGTAGCTTTAACTATGTGTAAAACAAGTATGGACGCAGTTGTTGCAAGCCCAAATGCAATGGATTTGCTAGGACAATATATTTTAAAAGTTACAGCAGAGCCAGCTGTTATAAAAGCGATTTTAGAAAATAATGTAATTAGAGAAGCTATAATAAATAGTACTGAAGCAATGACTTATATATCAACAAATCAGGAATCTGTATCATATATATTTAAAAATTTAGAAGCGATACAATTATTACTAGCTAATCAAGAAAGTCTAAATTTAGTATTAGCAAATCAGAATGTAGTAAAAAATATATTAGCAAATATTTTAAAAACATATAATGCTTTGTACAATATTGAGTCAAATAAAACAAATTTAATTTCAAATTCAAATACTGCTTATAATTCAACAAATCTTATAGTTGAGGGAGAACTTTTCTATCTGATAAAAGATATAAACATTGAATATAAAAGTTTGAAGGAAGCTTTAGTAGTAATTGGAGAAGATACAGTAACAGTACTTAATATTTGTAAAAGTATAGAAAATAATCTAAGTATTATAACAGCTATAGCAAATAATCAAGAAGCTTTCAATTCTGTAAAAGAAGTTGACTTAGCAATATCAAAAATAGTAGCGAAGCTGGCAGGTTTAGATAATGCAACTATCTACACTTCGGATGCGTTAGCTAGAAGTGATAAATACATGAATGCTGTAGCAAGCTCAAGCACAGCAATGAATGCTGTAGCAAGCTCAAGCACAGCAATGAATGCT